AGCCGCGAAGCGGCTCATGGCAGATGCCGCAAAAGAGATCGACAGCAACACCCCGCCATATATGCTGGCGGAATATAAGGATCTAAAGCGATCTTTCTCCCGCCCCGGCGCGAAGGCGAAGATGGCGAAGCCGCAGTTCCGCGTTCGCAAGTTGCATGGCGGATACCTTGCCGTGGACATGAATCAAGGTAGCGGGTGGGAACGGTACGACACCACGCACGAAGAAGTGTTTGACGGGCTTGAAGATTACGAACGGGGCTATCAGAAGGCGTACGACCGTGGGCTACGGTGGAGTGGCGGATCGTGGCGCATTCCTAGCACGAAGTCCTCCCGCCCCGGCGCGAAGGCGAAGATGGCGCGGTGGACGCTAGACGCATCCGAAGGATGGGGCGATCTGTCCAAGCAATGGACGGCAACCATCAACGGAACGCAATGGGCTATCGTTGTTGAGGGCGCGACTGGCAATGGTTCGCTCATGCGAGTTCAACCGGGGCGCGCTCCGCAAACCATCAAGCGTGGTTCCGTCGAACAATTAAAGCGATACGCGGAAACGCTCAAGTCCTCCCGCCCCGGCGCGAAGGCGAAGATGGCGGCTCCCCGATGGGAGGACTTCTTCCCTAGCGAAGGCAAGGGACTGCTCACGGAGGCGGAGAATCTTCAGCGCAAGATTGCCGACAAGAGCAGGGAATTGTTTGAGACCACTCGGTCGCTTCAGATTGCCGTCAGCACCCTAAAGACGGCTTTGCAGTCACAAGATGCTGCCGCATACACCCGCGCTCGTCAGATGATCTACAACGCTGACCGGGCGCGTTCTTCCTTCTCCCGCCCCGGCGCGAAGGTTCGCAACGCCGCTGACATCCTCAAGGTCGAAGTCATGGATGGCAGCACCGTGACGAGTTCGATGACCCCATCGGATTTCATGGCGTATGCCAAGCGCAGTCTCCCCGGCATCGCAAGCACTTCGTCCCTCCCGGACATGATTGCCCGGTTCAATGAACTCGCGGAGGAAAAGGGAATGCGCGTGCGCGTTCGCAGCAACCTTGCAAAGTCCAAGAACGCCATCCGCGAAGGCGAGAAGGTGAGCGCGTCCGACGATGCCGTGTCGCGTAAGATCCGCAAGTTGATGGACGAAGGCAAGCCGCAGAAGCAGGCTGTCGCCATCGCGCTTGACCTTGAACGTAGGGGCGAACTGTGAGCAAGAAGCGCGGTCAAAACCTCAACCCGTTGATGAACGGGCTGACACCGGACGAGCGGCCCCGTAAGCCACTCCCGGCCCCGGTTGACCGCGCACCGTCTGCACCCCTTGCTACCCCGGTCGAAGTCCAGCGTTCGTTCTTCACGACCGCCGACAAACTGCTCCGCAACAGCAGTTTGGCGTATCGCCTGAACCCGCAGTATCAGATGATGATGCGGGCGGATGCGGACATCGAAGGTGTCCTGCGGTCCCTGCAAGTCACGCTGGCTTCCCTTGAATGGGCAGTCATGGCCGACGATGACGAGAACCCCCGTCTAGTCGCGCTGGCCGAACGCATCGGGAAGATTTACGCAGCCATCCCCCGTCGTTCCGATTTCGTGCGGGCGATGCACGAAGCCGTGTGGTACGGCAACAGCGCGGCCAACGTGGTGTACGGGCGGCACGCGAACTTTGGCGTGTGCGTGAAGGAGTGGTATCCGTTCCACCCCGACACCCTCGCCTACGACCAGCGCGGCAACCTTGCCATGCGCGTTGGCGCGGATTACGGCGCGCACGGCCCGAACGAGCAGAACATCGGCTTCGATAGCCGCGTGCATATCTTCACGGAGGAGGAGCGGAAGTCGGTCATCCTCCACCGGGTGTTCGTGGCCGCGCCTGACTTCAACGACCCCAACAGCACCGAAAGCATCTACCGGGGCGTGGGTGCGCGTGATGTCTGTTGGTTTATGTGGCTGGCGAAGCAGGAGATCCTTCAGGACGCGATCACCTACGCGGAGCGGTACGCGATGGGCATTCGCGTGGGGTACTACCCGCTTGGGCAGGACGCTGGCCGCGCCATGATGGAGAACGTCCTAGCCAACCTGACCAACGACAACTCCGTGCTGCTCCCGCAGTCGGGCACGGAGAAGGTGTACGACATCGAAATCAAGGAACCGAACGCGGGCCGCGCCACGGTGTTCCTTGACCTTGTGAACTGGTTTAGCAGCAAGATCAAGGAAGCGATCCTCGGGCAGTCGCTTTCGAGCGAGGCTGGCAGCACGGGGCTTGGTTCAGGGGTGGCAAGTCTGCACGCCGATACCCTGTCCCGCATCATCCGCTACCACGCGGACGCGCTGGCCGACAGCCTCACGAACGACTTTGTGCGGGTGGTGGCCCGGATGCTTGGGGCGACGGAGGAGGAATCCACCGCCCTGCGCTTCCAGTTTGCCCCGGAGCGGCCCGACCCGAAGGATCGGCTGGAAGCCATTGAGAAGTTCGTATCGATGGGTGGCCGGGTGTCCGAACGCGAGGTGCGCGACCTGCTCGGGCTGTCGCAGCCACAGGAGGACGAACCCATCCTCGGCTCCTCGCAGGCAGGCAGCAACCCGTTAGATGCCATCCTCGGGAAGAACGGGACCGCCGCGCCGGAAGGCACGGAACCCGCCCCGGATGCCCCTGTGACGTTCACGATGAAGCGGTGGGTGTAACCCGTGGCGAAGCGCGCCGCGCCTATCGCGGACCTGCTCCGCGCCGTCTATGCGGACGGGGCGCAGGCGTACCGCCGTGCCATCGCAGCGCAGGTGGAGGACCGCGACCCGACCGCCGAATGGGACGCATGGGAAGCCGATACCGCCGCCCTGCTGCTTGCGTCGTGGGCGTTGGGGGCGCAATACAGTCTGCACGCCGCCGGGGTGAGCATCCCCAAGCCGACCGCCCCCGCCCGGTTCGACCGTGAGGTGCCGGACATCGGCGTGCGCTTCAAGGCAGGCCCAGCGCGGGAAGTCATCCGCAGATTTGCCGACCTGCTCCCGATCACCCGTGCGAAGTGGGATGCGCTGATCGACAACGCCTTCCAAGCCGCCGGGGAGTTGCGGAAGGACGAAGCCAATACCGCCCTGACCAAGATGATGGACCGCAGCCCTGACTTGGCGCGGCTGGTGCTTCCGGCGATGCTGGGCACCAAGCCCCCGCCCGTGCCGGGGCAGCAGGCCGCAACCCTGCCCGAAGGCGTGCAGGTGCGCCGGACCCCCGGCGTGCAGGCGATTGCCCGTGGCGCGTTCTTCGTCACAGGCATGACGGCGAAGCAGGCTACGGAAGTCAAGTCCCTGCTGGCAAAGGTGATACGTGGCGATGTCACCCGGTCGGTGGCCGGAAAACGGCTTGAACGGCTAGGCGTAGGAGACTTCGTGGAGCAGGCGACGCTCACCACGGGGACCGACCTGACGGCGGCACGGCTGGAAACGGTCTACCGGACCAATCTGAACCGGGCATCCTCGCAGGGGCAGTTGGACATCGTGCGGGACGAGAAGGTGCAGGCGTTCGTCCCGGTCATGCAGTTCAGCGCGACGAAGGACAACCGGACCCGCGAGACGCACCGGGCGATGGACGGCTACGTGGCGACCGTTGAGCAAATTGACGCGCAGGGGATCAACACCCCCGGCGGCTTCAACTGCCGCTGCGGATGGAAGCCCATCCCGGTTGCCGTGGCGATGGCGCAGGGCTGGGTGGACGATGACGGCCAACCCGACTACGCGGCCATCAAGCGGCACAACGGGCGACGGCAGGCATTGATCGACACGGGCAAGTTCCCCGACGCGGGTTTCGTGTCGGGTTGACACATGGGATTGTGTACGCATTGCAGGACGCTACGATGGATAGCGTTCCGGAAACGAAAGGCATCGACATGGCAGACGCAAGCATCATCACCTATCAGCGACCGTACACCAACGTGAGCGTGGCAAGCGTGGGTTCGTCCTACGCGAGCATCGCCACCCTGTCGGCCACCAAGCCTTCAAGCGGCGTGGTGCATGACCAGCAGTTGAACGGAAGTTCGCCTTCGCTGCTTCGGATCATGCCCTATGCGAGCAGCACCAGCATCGGTTCCGCGACGGGCGTGCGCGTGGTCGGATACACGGGCGAAGTCAACAGCGCGGACGGCCTGACGTACTGGCTTCCGACCGTGCTGGCGGATTTCAACCTGACGTTCAGCAGCGGCTCGGTCCCGACGTACAGCCTTGATAGCGCAACGCAGCGACCGTTCGCGGTGATTGCGCAGGTTGGAGGTACCCCGGCGGCAAACCTGTATAGCCCCGGCACGGCAGCAGGCGGCAACGTGGAACCCGCGTCGGCAATGGTGGACATTGCTGGGCACCAGTTGGTGCAAGTGCAGTTCAAGGCCGCAAGCGGCACGCCGACGATGGGCGTGTTCGTGACCACGCTCTAATGCGCCGCAGCACCCGCTACAACCGTCCCGGCCTGTCGGGTTCATCCCGATCCGCGATGCTGTTGGGTGCGGACGGCGAGGCATCCACGCTCACGCTGGATTTCACTACGGGATCGCTTGATCCGCGCCTGACGTTCTCGCGCACAACCAACGCGACGTTCATCAACAGCAGCGGGTTTGTGCAGTACGCATTTTCTAACCGCATCCCCAATTCAGCATCATTGAGCAATTTTACAAAGACTGGCGTGACGGCTACGGCGGACCCAACAGAACCGGGTCCCGTTATTGCGCCAGCGGGAACACAGGCAACAAAAATCACGGTAAACGTCGGAGCAACAACAGTAAGCGTGCCTCTCAATTTTGGAGCAGGTGCGGGAACCGCTACGGGGATGACCTATTCCCTATATCTCAAGCCCGACCGTCTAAACAACGGATCGGGTTTCCGGTATGCCATTCGCAACGAAACGACCAGCCTGAATACATATGGCGTAGATGTCATATGGGCAAACAATCCTGTAACTGTCACAGAAGTCATCGGTGCCGCCGACGGCAATAATCAACTCATTGGGCCAGACGCGAACGGTTGGTATCGGTTGATTCTTACCGTCACCAATACGTCTTTGATTCGCCCCGGCGACAACATGACGGTCTACGCCGGATATAGCGGACAGGGATCGGGCTTCTTTGATACGTTGGGCGCGTATTGGGTATGGGGAGCGCAACTTGAACCCGGATTGACCGCGTCTCCTGTGTTCCTGACGGGCGCAACATCCACGGGGTATTTCGATACTCCCCGCTTCGACCACGACCCGACCACGAATGCGTTGCGAGGACTGCTTCTTGAAGCAACAGCAACGAACCTGCTGAATTGGAGTTCGGCATTCGCAACGAGCGGAGGCACGAACAACAACTGGGCCGATACGAGCATCACGCGCACGACCGGACAGGCCGATCCCGCCAACGGAACGACGGCCATTCGGTTCACGGCATCCGCAGGAAATGCGACCGTTATCAGCAGCGCGGCAATCGGGACATCAGCGCAGCGCACGTTCAGTATTTGGTTACGGCGAGTTACGGGGTCCGGCAACATTCAATTCACGACGGACAACGGCTCAACATGGACAACGCAGGCGATTACGGCTTCATGGGTTCGTTATGTGTTTCCCGCAACCACGGCAGCGCAGCGCGTTGGCATTCGTATTGTGACCAGCGGTGACGCGATTGAAATGTGGGGCGCGCAACTAGAAATTGGATCGACGGCAAGTTCCCATCTTCCGACGGGGCCAAGTCAAATCACAAGATCGGCGGAGTTCTGTGTGATGACTGGGACCAACTTTTCGTCATGGTATACGGGCGGGACGCAAGGGACGTTCTACGCAGACTGGTTCGGCGGGGTGCGCGAAGGCGCAAGTGGAAGCACCAACCGCACCGTGCTGTCCACGGATGACGTTGCAAACAAGCACCTGCACTTCGTGCAAACCGCCGCCGCTGGCAACCTGCGCGTGGCCGACTTCGGAGGCGCAAACAACGTCACGACGGCCAACACGCTCACAAGCGGCGCAAGGACAAAGGGTGCATTCGGGTACAACGGCAGCAGCGCGAGCGTCTGCCTAAACGGTGGCACCGTAGCCACAGGTTCGTCGCTGGCGTTCTCGGTGGCCCCGACTTGGCTGGTCATTGGCGCGACCAGCACCAACGGCACAAGCCTGACCGACGCGAACGTTGTCCTGAACAACTCCATCCGGCAGATCAAGTACTGGCCGACACGCCTCGCTGACGGCACGTTGCAGGGACTCACCACATGACTGATTTCATGCTCCGAACTGATACGGAAGCGCAAATGGAAGATGCGCTGGAAGCCGCCGGAATCCTCATTGAGCAAGAGGTAGCCATTGGGGAACTTGCGCTTGTTCCTGTTGCAAATTGCGCGGTGGATTACATCGGCCCCATCCCGCCCGCGCTAGACGAGGACGGCAAAGTGACCCGCCCCGGCGACCCGCGCTTTCACGCCAACCTGCGGGTGGCGTTTGAGATGACGGAGGAACAGGAAGCGTGGCTCCCGACGTTCACGCCTGAACCAAGCATTCCCTATCGCGTATTTGCCTAACCCATTGACTTGCGATAACTCCTACGAGATACTGCGCTAATGAATACCCCTTCGCACCGCGTAACGGACAACGGTAAGACCGTGACCATTCACGGGCTGGAAGTGTTTTGCGCCTACGATCCTGCGCTGGACGGAGAGTCGGACCCCGAACTGACGAAGTTCGATAACGAGCGCGTGCAGGACATCGTGGAAAGCACCCGGCGGTACATGGAGCGCGGGTCGCTTCCCCGGCTGGTGGTCATGCACGAAAAGGACGGGAACGAACCCAAGTCCAGCGTGGGCCGCTTCACGAACATCGGGTACGAGGAGCGCGACGGGGTGGGCTTCATCGTGGGCGACTGCGAGGTGGAGAAGCCCGTATTCGACAAGTTGCTGGCGACCAATGCTTTCCCGCGCCGTAGCGCGGAGATTTGGTCGGAGCAGAATCACCTGTCGGAAGTGGCGTTGCTCGGGCGTGAAACCCCGCGCCGTCCGCTTCCCGACACGCACTTCACCCGCAAGGGTGAACTGGTCCGGTTCGCACGTTCGCTGCGCTTCGACATGGGGACGGTCGGAGGCGGGCTATCCACTTACGTTCCCGGTACGAAGGACATCAACATGGCTGACGATGACATCCGGAAGGAAGTCGCCGCGATGAAGTGCGACATGGACGAAATGAAGTCCATGATGAAGAAGCACTTTGGCGAAGGCAAGGAGGAGAAGGAGGAGATGGCGGCGGAAGATATGCTCACGGAGCAGTTCGCGGAGGAATCCGGCGAAGGCGACGGCGTGCATATCGACATCGACTCCCACGGTGGCGAGGAGGAGGAGGAGGAGGAGATGGGTATGTATGCCCGTCCCGGTGCCGCCGACACCTTTGCGCTGCGCCGTGAAAACGCCAAGATGAAGCGCGAACTGGACTCGCTCAAGGCGGAAATCCGCCGTGAGAAGTTTGGCCGCGAACTGGACATCATGGAGAGCGAGGGTTACCGAATCCCCGCCGCCCAGCGTCCCCGGCTGATTGCCGAACTTCAGGCGAGCAATGATCCGGCGGGAACGCTGGAGGGTTGGCGGGAACTGTTCACCCGCGATCCCATGAACGTGCGTATCGACATGAGCCGCGCCGCCCTGCCCAGCAGCACGGACATCAACAAGAACGAAATCTCCAGCATGGTCCGCGAGTTCGCTGGCCGTCCTGAAGAGTTCGCCAAGGCAATCAACAGCCGCATCAAGCGGTAAACAGGAAAGGAACTACCAATGTCTGACATGGGATTCACCCCGAACTTCATCGCAAGCGGCGATATCAACCCGTTCCGCTTCGTGGAGATCAACACTTCTACGGCGTTCACGGGCCAGCAGGCCAATGCTGCTTCGGACAACGTGCTTGGTGTTACGGATGGCAGCGTCAAGCGTTTTGATTTGACCGTCCACGCTGCTGCTGGCGACCCGATCACCCTCCAGCCGTCGAACACGGTGCAGGTTGAAGCGGGTGCGGCAATCAGCACCATCGGCTCGCTCCTGACTTCGGATTCGGTCGGTCGGGCGGTTACTGGTGCGTCTACGAACGTGTGCTACTACATGGCACTTGAAACCGCTAGCGGCCCGGGTGAGATCATCCGTGCATTCCGCTTCGGCACTCGCGTTGTCTAAAGCCATTACCTACAAGGAGGACTAAACAATGGCATTCTCTGTTGTCGGTGGTGGACTTTCGACGTACATCCCGTCCACCAATGATCTTGCGACGGGTGCGCTTCAGGTGGAGTTCACCCGAAGCGTCAATTCGTTCGCTCTCACCCGGTACGCGCAGTTGGTTCCCGTCACGAAGATGACGGGCTACTATCTGCGGCAGGACGTTCCGGACAACGTGCGACTGACGAGCGACCGCGAGTTTGCTTGGCCGCTGGGCAATGACCGCCCCACGGGTAAGCAGAACTCGTTTGACTTCGTTCAGTACGCCACGCAGCGTTTTGCGTTCCCCTTCTACATCCCGCAGGAGACTGCGACGCAGGCCGCGTGGGATGTCGTTGCGCAGCACGCTCGCAGCAAGGCGCAGTTGGCGATGACCGCCCGTACGAACCGTGCGGCGGCTATCCTGACCGATACGGGCAACTGGGGCAGCAACTTCGTTGCGAACCCCACGGCTTCCCCGATTTCGGCTGCGTCGCATTGGAACGGAAGCACGATTGCGAACGCATCCATTCAGACTTCCATTCAGGCGGTCATGCGGCAGGTGAGCCTGTCGAGCGGCGGCGCGATTGCTCCGAATCAACTCATCATGGTCATTTCTCCGACCGTGGCGAATGTGATTTCGCAGTCTCCGGAAGTTCGTGAATACGTCCGCAACTACCCCGCCGCCCTTTCGTTCCTTCAGGGTTCGGATACGTTCTCGCGGTGGGGCATTCCCCCGACCCTGTTCGGGCTGGGCGATGTCGTGGTGGACGATTCGGTGAAGGTGACGAGCAAGAAGGGTGCAACCCTTTCGACTTCGTACATCTACGGCGAGTCGGCCATCTTCGTGTCGCGTCCGGGTGGACTGGTCGGCGTTGAAGGCGCATCGTCCTTCAGCACGTGCCAAATCTTCGCGTACGAGGACATGACCGTGGAGCAGTTCAACGATCCGATGAACCGTCGCATTGAGGGTCGCGTGATCGACAACTCGGTGGCTGCGGTGGTGGCCCCGGTTGGTGGCTATCTGATTCAGGACGTTATCTCCTGATAAGTGAAGCAGCGGACAACGGGTGGGGGGGGCTTCGGCCCCCCCTCCCCGGCTTCTGAAAGGCGGCACGATGGCATACGCTGATTACGCCGACCTAGAGGCTGCGCTGGATCAGAACATCATCGCGCAGTTGTGTGGGGATGCGGGCACCCCGATGCCGGGGCCGAACCCGATGACCACGCACGCGCTTGACCGGGCTACTGCCATCATCCGGTCCTATGTCCGGGTCGGCAACATTTACACGGACGCGGAACTGGCTGCGCTTGACGCGGCCAACGATCCGTTGCTGGTCACGATGGCGGTTGACCTTGCGACGGAGTTCCTGTTTCAGCGGCGCGGGTCGAAGTTGACTCCCGCGATTGAACAGCGCATCAAGCAGACGTATTCGATGCTAGAGGGGCTGCGGGACGGCAAGATGCTGTTCGGCTCCGTGGGCGCGAACGCGGACGCGGGTACGCCCGTGGTCAAGGCGGTGGGGTCCGCCGTGACCGGGTGGTACAACCAAGTGTCCAACTCGCAATTCTTCCCGCCCCGCCGACCCACGGCCTATCCGTGAACTGGCGCAGCCGGGTGCGGCAGGCGTTGCGCGACCCGTCCGTGGCGGCGGGCATCGCGCAAATTGTCGCGTACTACATGAAGGAACACATCGACCGTTCAGAGGGTCGCGGCGCGGGCGGTCAGGCGGTCGCCTACGCCCCCCTGAAGGCGTTATACGGCGAGTTTTGGACGAGCAAGCCCGTGAAGGGCGGTACGGTGGTCAAGACCCGCCAAACGGCTTCAGGCCGCACGGAATACCTTGTGCGCGTTCCGGGCTACCGTAACGGCGGGCACCCCCTGCGGGACACCGGGCTGCTCTACGGCAGTCTGACGGCCACCGGGAAGGCAAGCGGCAGCAGCATCAAGGTGACCCTGCGCGGCCCGAAGTACGCCCTGTATCAAGACAAGGGGCTTACGACAAAGCGCACCAACTACATCCCCCTCACCCTTGCGGCCAAGCGTGGCCACGGCACGGGCAACGATCCCGGCAAGGAAGGGTTCACGGAGGGGCGCGACTACCTGCTGGCTCGGCGGGGAGTCAAGGTGCCAGCACGACCTTTCCTCCTTCCGACGCGGCAAGAGATGACCGCTGTTGGAAAGAGCATCTATCTCGGACTACGATCCATCCTCAAGAGGACTTGACCCATGCCTATCGCTCTGTTCGTCCCCGGACCCACCATCATCTCCGTCGATACGGCCAACAGCGGCACGTACACGGAACTTGGTCGGTCGGACAACGACAACCTGCCGTCCATCTCGTTCACCGACCATCGCCACGAAGTCAAGACGGTTTCTAGCGGCGCGGTGCCGGAAGAAATTGTCATGCAGAACACCGAAGCCATCGTGACTTGCGCGCTGGTGAAGTGGGATGCGGATGTCCTGACCAACCTGCTAGCGGACAACCGTGGCAATGCCTTCACCCCGGTTGTGGGGCGGCAGTTGGTGAGCAGCAACGGATTCTTCGGGCTGCGCATCCGTTCGGTGGCGGCGGGCAATCTCGGCTACACCTTCACCCACGCATTCCTGCGTTCGGACGGCATTTCGGATTCGCAATGGGGTAACCGCGAGCGCGTGCTTGCGCTGAACTTCCATTGCATCCCGAACCCCTCCACAAACCTTCTCTACGCCTACGCGACGGTTTCCTAATGCCTATCGAACTAACCGAAAACGACGATCCGATGCTGTTCGCCGTGTCGCTCCCCAACGGGCGGCTGGTGTTTCAGTTCAACGAAGTAACCGCGACGCTTCAGGCGATGAATGGCGGGCAGAACCCCGGCGTGCCGGAACTTGCTCGCGCAATGCGCGAGGCAAGCCGCACGGCAGACGTAGCGAAGGACGCGACGGACGCGCAGTTGTTCGCCGCGTATGCGCGTGCAGCGCAAAGGGTGGAGCAGGCGGGAAACGGCTAAAGGCGGTAGCCCGATTTGTAAGCGTCTACGGGCGACCGCCGACAGAGTTCGACAAGGACACGGCGATGGGCCTGATGGCGAACATCCCCGCAGTTGAGGCAGCGCAGGCACTTGTATTTGCCCGCGCCATTTCTATTGCGTTCGGTGATGGGAAGCAGATGGCATCGACGGTGTACGCCGCTACGGGCAACAGTCGGCTGGCGCAGAAGATTGAGATTGATTCCATGAGGCAGGCGCGATGACGAACACGGGCGAAATCCTGTTTGAAATGCGCGACCGACTCGCGGAGTGGATGCAGGAGCGCGGCTACGGGTCGAACGTCTACATCGTGGAAGCCCCGATTGATGACATGGTGGGGACGTACGCCATACAAATTGTTCCCGGCCCGGATACGGCAGCGCACCCGAACAGCGGCGTAGGGCTGATTCGGACGAGCGTAGACATGGTGGTGTGGTGGCGCGGCATGGCCGACCCGGTAATGCGCGGCACGTATCGAATCGCAGGAGGCGAAGGCATCCAGCAGTTCGCGGATGTCCTGCGCGAATGGCTGGTGCAACGCACCTTCGATGGTCGCATGGTGGTGCCGATGACGTTCCGTAACGGCGGCACGGTGCAGGCGGTGCCGGAACTGGAGGGGTGGCTGACCCTAAAGGACACCTACGAGTTCGGCTATGAGATGGATTGGGAGGTGAAGTAGCCGTGGAGGATCTAGGAACAATCAGCATCAACATCCGCGAACTTGGCGGCGGGGGCGGGGGTGGAGCGGGTAGCGGCAACGTCGGCGGTGGTCCGGGCGGCGGCGGTGGGTTTCAGGCGAACTACGGCAATCGACTGCTTGGCCCCCTCACGGCTATGCAGGAACGAATCTCACAGGCGTTCGGCAACATCGCGGGATTTGCAACGGGATCAAATCGCGTATTTAGCGACGTAAAGCGAACGGTGGCTTCGGGCATGGTGGCGATGCAGGTGGACCGCGCACGCGCTGCGGGCTTTGCGAGCAACCTTCGGTCTGAACTGGTGGGGTTTTTTCGTGCGCCGACGATGGGTGGCTACTCGCAACTCATGCGCGAAGGCACGGCGACTAGCACCGTTATCAATGCGCTTGGCAAGACGGGCAAGGTGGTGGACAAGGCGTTGTATCGCTTGTCGGTGGTCGGCTCCGTGGCATCGCTGGCACTTGCAGGGTTGCGTGCGTCCGCAGATTTCACGGCCAAGCGCGTGGAGGCGGTCGGCACCTATAGCGGTCGCGTGCAGTTTGAATTGCTGCGACAGCAGTTCCTCAAACTCGATATGGCAATGTACGAAGCCGCAGAGAACGGGAAACTGTACGCACGGGTACTTCGGACCCAAACGTACGAAATCCATATGCAGGCGTTCTTTACCCGTGAACTAGGTCGATTCACTTCGGTACTGTCACAGGCGTTTTCCGTGCTTACGGGAATGTTGTATCACTTGGGAACTGCGGTTCTGTTCATCATGAACATTCCCTCGCGGATGGCAGAAGCGTTGGAAGCCCCATTCCGATACCTGCTTGATGCCGCTCTGCCGGGGAGCGCGTTGTATGGATTGCGCGAGGTGCTGAAGTATCTCGGCATCATTGAGGACAACACGCGCAAGACGAACGAAGCCGACCCAAACGATGTCAATGCGTGGTTCCAAGCGGACATTCGCGTAATGACCGGAAAGGCGTATTGAGATGCCCAGCACACTCGTCATGCAGTTGTCAACGGGAGCGAGCGCGACGTTCAACAACGTGCAGGTGGATGCCTACAACTGCGATCCGATCTATGCGGAGGGAACGCAGATTGTCGCGGAGCAGAAGCGCATGGTGCGCGGCACAGCCATCGTCAACACGGGTACGACCAACTATTCGACGTTCCTTGCCACGCTGCGCGATTCGGCGGGCAGGCTGAATAGTGCCGCGCTGACGGTCAACGGCCAAAGCCTGTTTGCGGCATCAACAGATGCGCGTGGATGGCCGACCGCGAAGGTGGAAACGACGGAAATCGTGGGTACGCAGACGGCGTTGATGCGGTTTGAGATTGAGAACCACGTGACGTTCAACGGCAATCAGACGGTGACCGCACACCGTTGGACGCAGCGGATGTCAATGGACGCAGCCGGGAAGCCGACGCGCACCGTAAACGGCACGCTGCATATCACGCGCAGCACAACTGGGACAAGTACGACCGCTGCGATTGGGTCTACATCATGGACAGGGCGTGCAGCCTTTGCCGACCTGTTCCGGAATGCGATTATCCCGCCCGTGCCGGGTCCGGGTTGGCGGCGCGAGGGGCAGGAGTTCGCGCTGGACGAGTTGGGCACGATGCTTACCTACTCGTTCACGGACAAGTGGCACACCCATGACCTTCCGGACGGTGTGAAGGTTGGCAACATGAACTGCGTCTACGAACGGTCGATGCAGAACGCCACTCTTGCCACGATTCAGTTTTCCTGCGAACTGGAAGGCGAGCAGGGGTTGAAGCACATCACGGGCACGACAGGCAATCGCAAGTTAGTGGAAGCGGCGGTTGAACTTGCCAAGACCCGCGTAGACCTGAACTTCCAGCAGACTTGGATTACGCGACTTCGTGTTGAGGAACGCGAAATCCTGACCGGGTTTTCGATTCGGTTTGAACTTGACGCGATGGTGCAGCCGAAGGGCAGCGATTCGGCAAGCAGCACAAGCATTCTCGGGCTGGCCTACATGGTCGGCAACCAGTTCACGATCACGCGCACGGAAACACGGGAAGCCCCGCCGTACGGCTCATCCATGCTGGTGTCGGGCATTGAATCGCAGTATGCGATGCTTCCGTACTTCGTCGGCAACCTGATTGACGGAATGGCGAATACGGGCGGCAATATGCCGCAGGCGGCGTTGTTTACGATCCCCCAAGCCAATACGTTCGGCCCCATCAATGTTGCCATTATTAGCAATGCCGATGGCGTGAACTTGATGAACACGGAGTTGGGCGGTGCGTTTAGCGGAACGCAGTCGCAGCCCGCATCCGTGAGCGGATTCACCACGGCAATCGGGGACACCCACGGACACACCAAGACCACGGTGGACCCCGGCATCGTCCGGTTGTCTCCCATGTACGTCGATGCGCCGGACCTGCTGTTCCAAACGCGCAAGCCTACGGCGGTGGTGACTGAATACATCGAAGTGTCTCGGATGAACCAAGCCCCGCCACGGTATCAGCGACCGCTTCCTGCGCAGGCGTACCTTGCCAATGAGGATTGGCGCGTGTCGCATGGCAAGTATGACCCGCAAGGGAACCGCCTGTTCAGCGGCGTGTTTACCCGGTCGTACGTGACGTATGACGTAGGCGCAGGCAGCACGGTGGGCTTTAGCACGTTTGTAGCCCCAAGCGGCGCATTCGTTCGTCGATGGTCTACGCCGAACAACGGACTGCTTCCCCCGGTGTCACCCGCGACCACGGCGGGAAGCGATGTCCCATCCTCCAGCAGCCTTGCGGCGGCGACGGATGCAAGGCAGCAGTACGCAGTCACCACGGCCACGTTGGTCACATGATTCAGGCGTTCTTTACTACTTCCAGCAGCACCGATATCCCGGCCCGCGTGCCGGACGGTGACCTACTGGACCTTGCCGCGAGCGTCGGCGTAGAACCGGGCGACCTGTTCAGCGTGGACATCCCATCGGGAGCAACGCGACATGCTCGCATCCGGGTGTTGGTGGCGCAGGATCAGTTGACCGCGCTCTACAACAGCGTGTCGGACGGGTCGAACCCCAGCGCGACGTTCACGTGGCAGGAGAACACCAACGCCACGGCTATGACGATGGACGTATGGCTGCTTCCTCCGCGTCCGCTTTACATGGTCGCAGGCGGCGCAGGTGTGGCGGTGGTGGAGGCGGTCGATGCGCGGTGGTGGTGGTCGCAGTCACAGGCGAACACGCTCAATGCCGTGCCGCTTCAGGGCGTGCTGCGAAGTTCAGATGGGCGATGGGCAATCAAGGCAGCAACAGCAAGCACGCCAACGGGATTGATGAGCGCGCTGATTACCGCAATCAGTTCAGCGGGGTTGCCGGGAACTATCGGGCTTGGCAGTTATTCCGCCAATTCCCTGCTTATCAATCGGTTGACTGACTTCGTGCTTACGCCGGAATGCTCGCTTGCGATGGCGATTGACACGCTGGCAGCAGCGACCGGGTTCATGGTGCAATGGGATACGTCCACCATGACCCTTGAACTGGTGCCTGTGGGGGGCGATGCGTCCACGCTCAATTCGTGGATGACCGCGAACAAGGTGGCCTATGCGGGCGGCGCGCAACCCCCCGCGAACACCTTTAGCCCGACCGAACCGCTGGCAACCTTGTGGTACGGCAACGCGGCGCAGCAGCGCAACATGATGCCGAACGCGGTTACTACGTCGTTCCCGTATCGGACTGTCGAAGGCAAGACGCGCTACAACAACACGGCGACCGACTCCACCACGCTCATGTTTGCGACGGAGAAGGAGTTTGGGTGGGAAAGCGCGATCACGACCGGACGAGCGCGGGCCGACATTGGCAAGCGGCTGTTGAAGGAGCCGCGTCCGTTGGTGGCGAGCAGCACGCCGGGGTTGACCCCGCTGACCCCGGCTACGGCCATCCTTGGCACGACTGCGCCATCATGGAACTATCCGGGCTACATCACGCAGGTAGTGAACCTGTTGCAGACACGGGCATCGGTAATGTCCGGGCGCATCGGGTGGGGTGGATGGGCTGCGGTGCCAACGGGCAGTTTCCGATGCACAATGCTGCGGTACTGCTTGTCTGTTCGGGCTGGCGAATTGGTCCCGGTGACCATCACGGACTGCGATCAAGACGATTGGCTGCTCGGCCCGGACGGGATGATGGAGTCAGACCCGAAGCAACTGACGTTATCAAAAGGCACGACGCATCTTCGGCGGTTGTGGAATGGCGCGGTCATGGCGGATACAGCCCCGCCAAATACGCGGGTGTTCGCGGCTCGCATCACGGGCAGCACCGAAATCTGCGACGGATGGAAGTGGGAATACCAGTTTGAGGAAGTCGAACCCGCGAAAATCCCGTGTCCGATGGTAGTTTCGATTTCGCCATTTGATCGAACCGATATGGCACTCAACCTCATGGAAGAAACGAATGACTCCGTGACGGGGTTTATTGCTCCCGGAGTGTCGCAGGCCAATTACCCGAATGCGACTGTTTCACCCATAGCGATTGCAACGGGAACCATCGTTACGATGGTGGAACAGTTCCCGGCAATTTCCGATGGAACGACGGCAGAAGTTCCTGTGCCGAAATACTGGTTCACGATTCCGAACGCGGTGTTGGTTGAATGCGAAGGAGAATGACATGGACAAGTGGCAAATCATCTTCCTCAAGGATGCGACCTACGAACAGCAGATTGCGCTGTCCGGAATCCCTGACATTGCGACGGCGACCGAATGGACGGTGCGTTGCGCCAAGCCGCAAACCGCCCCATTCCTTACGGCCACAATCACCAACGGCATGATTATTAATACAACGCCTCCGGTGACGGGAACCAAGATCCTGCGCGTTCCAGCGGCGACTACGGCGACGTTCCCGGTAGGAAATGCGCGGTTTGATTTTGAAGTCACCTTCCCAACCGGGATCATCCGGCGGTATTACGAAAACGGCGACGTACAGGTGCAGCCGAAGGTGGGAACATGAGCGCAGAAATTACGGTCACGACTACGGGCGTTGGTGTCACCCTTGCTTCAGGCACGGTGACCAGCATTACGGCTGGCTCCGGACTGACGGGTGGCGTGATTACGACCAGCGGGACCATTGCGGTGGACTTTGCTCCCAACGGGGCAGGATCGGCTACGCAGGTGCCGGGAGCGACCGACCTGCGGCTGTCCAACGCACGAACTCCGACCGCACACGCGGCATCCCACGCTGCGCTTGGTGGCGACCCGGTGCAACTGGACATCTCACAAGTCACGAACCTTGTCACCTCGCTAGCCGGAAAACTAGATACCACGGTGACGGTCACGGCGGGAACGGGGCTGCTTGGCGGCGGTTTGGTATCGGCCAATCCGGTAATTTCTGCGGACATCGCCCCGTCCGGTGGTGGCACAGCCAATCAACTAGTGAGCGCAACCGATTCGCGTCTGTCGAACACCCGTCCTCCGGGGCCACACGCAACCACGCACGGTCCACTTGGAAGCGACCCTATTCCGGCGGGTGGCCTAGCACAAACGCAGGTGGCGAACCTTGTCGCGGACTTGGCGGCGAAAATCAACGCTACCCGGCAAGTCATCGCTGGCAACGGGCTGACGGGGGGCGGCGATCTATCTGCCGACCGCACGTTCAACGTGGAGTTCGCGCCGTCCGGTGGTGGTGGCGCGGGCGAAGTAGTGGAAGCCACGGACAGCCGACTGACAAATAGCCGCGCACCTAGTGGTGCGGCCAGCGGAGATTTGTCCGGTACATATCCCGGCCCTACAGTCAGCAAGTTTGCAACGGTAGGAATTGATACGTCGGCCCCGACAACAAACGATGTCTGGATTTTTAACGGGTCGCAATGGGTGCATCAAGCGCAGAACACGCTGAATACGAACCCCATCGGCGCGGCGAGCGGTGACCTGTCGGGCACCTACCCAAGCCCAACGGTAGATGGGCTGGCAGGCGTGGCTCTCAATACGTCTGCCCCGGCAACAAACGACGTATGGGCATTTAGCGGCTCGCAATGGGATCACGTTGCACCAACAACCATCGCTACGGATTCCTCACTCGCAAACTACACGCCTACGCCGGGTTCGGTAACTCGCACCGTTGCAAACAGACTCAATGAAACCATAAGCGCAAAGAACTTCGGCGCGGTTGGTGATGGGGTCGCGGATGACACGGTGGCACTTCAGGCCGCACTTACTGCTGCTGCTGGTAAGACGCTTTACATTCCGCAAGGCACGTACAAGACATCGGCCACGCTCAACGTATCCGCCGGGACATTTGTGAAAGGGGACATTGGCGAATCCAAGATTGATGTCCAGCCCGCGAACCCTCCTACGCCGCCGGGAAACCCCGGTCCACCGACAAAGAACGATGCGTTCTTGCTTACTGGCAATGACATCACCATTGACGGTCTGCTGATTTCGGGAACGAACGAAGCGTCGTACCGCGTGTCAAGCCCGACGCAGCGCGAGGAATACGCGGTTGGGATTCGGTTTGTGAACCGCCACAACATCACGGTGCAGAACTGCAACTTCTTTCAGTTTGCGAACGGTGTGTTTGCCACGGGCGGGCAGAACATCCGCATCTGCAACAATCGCTTCGTGGGTGGTCGGCAGGTTGGAATCGCCAATGATATTGCCAACGCGCACGATATTTGGATGAACGGATCATCGGGGTTGTCCGTCCAAAAAGGACGACGCATCATCATCATGGGCAATCATTGCCTCGGCAATTCCGATGGTGGAATCAATGTTGCTCTTGAACGAGGAGATTCCGATATCACGATTACGGGCAATGTTGTGCAGCCGATGCAAGCGGATGGGATCACCGATCCAATCTTCCGCACCAACACCCCATCGAATGTCGCAGACCCGACAACCAACAAGAGTCGATATGGAATCGTTGTTTCATATGGTTCGGAAAATTGGCAAAGCCGGGTGACTGTTTCTGCAAACGTAGTTCGGAACTTCGGACAGATCGGCGTGTATGCCACTTCAGAACCGCACAGCCCGCAAACCGCCGGACCCGAAACGACGATTGTTGGAAACATGGTTTCTGCGTGTGGACAGCAATTGTTGTACCCCGGAGATAGTTCGCTGAAGGGTGGTATTTGGGTGGCTTCGTGCGGAACAAAGACCATTTCCGGGAATGTGGTGGCTGACTGCGCCCTTGCAGGTATTTGGATCAACGGAACTGGAGACACTTCGCAGGTGTTTGGTGGTCCGGTGGTCAACGCCAATGCAATCAGCAGGTGCGTCGTTGAGCCGATCAACAATAATCAAGGCGTTGGTATTTTCATCACCAGTTCAGCAAGCCGTTGCATCATCAGCAACAATCGAATCAACGACGTTGCACTTATTGGGATCTATGCTGAAGGACTAAACGCATCATCCGGAAATCACCTGATCTCTAACAATCTCATTGATTGCGACACCACGTTCCCGGCGATTCGAATTATTAGTTCCGGTGGTAGTTTGCCATCTACGATTGTTGGCAACCGACTGCATGGCTCGGACAACACTACGTCCAACGGCGGATTGAATGCTGGTATTTGGTTTCAGGGCACCCAGCATTGCATCGGGAACACCATTGTGAAGTTCCATCGTGGCATTGAATCCAACCACAATGGGCGAGTCACGAACTCGCAATGCGATGGCAATGTGATCTTTGACTGCCACTTCGGAATCACGGGGCAGGGCAATGGTCCGTGGCTGGTGAGCAACAACATCTTCAGCGGCATCACGAACCGGGAACTGCACGCGGGGCCATATCAAGGCACGCTTATGCGGTCGGAGGGAAACGCGCAGCCGACCGTAATTCATACCGTTGCCAATGCTGCGCCTACGACGAACACGTGGGCGCGTGGCGATTACGTCAAGAACGCTACGCCGACTGCGGGTCAACCGAAGGGCTGGTATTGCACCGTGGCGGGCACGCCCGGAACGTGGGTTTCCGAAGGCAACCTATAAACCATTGACTCCTACGGCCCGGTCATCTATTTTGCTCCTATGTCCGAATCTCCACAAACGCGCATCATGCTGGAGCGGTTGCAACTGATTGCTACCGCCATTCTGCTGTTCGGCTCCCTGATCTACGTTGGCAAGCGAAGCGAGCAGGACGAGGCGCAAAGCCGCGTGTTGAACAACATTGCCTCCGACATCACGGTGATGAAGGAACGCAACGCCGACGCGAACGCGCAGATTCGCGTAATTGGCGAGCGCGTATCGCAGGTTGAGAAGCGGCTGGAGCGCATGGAGCAGCCCCGGTGAGGCTGGCGGCGGTGCTATGCGCCGCCGTGCTTTCCGGGTGCAGCCCGGTTCAGCGCATTGCCGCGAACGCGGCAGGCATCCGCGACGAGGCGCAAGCGTTAGAGGCGCACGGGGTGGAGGTAGGCGACCCGGTAGTGGTTGCCAGCGCAGGCCGGATTCAGGTGCTTGCCGGGGGCATTCAGGGCGATCTAGGGGGTATTCAGGACCGCACACCCTCATGGCTGACGGCCATCATGTACGGCGGTGCGGCAATTATTGCTATTGCCGTCGTGGTGGTGCTATGGCAGACGCAACTTGGGACGTTGATCCGGGTCGCCATCGGATGGCTTCCGCGCCGGAAGGTGTCGCAGGCTGAACTGGCGGTGGATATGCTCGACCCAAACCGACCCGAAGGGGATCGGGAATTTGTAGCGGCACTTCGGCAAGATCCGGAGTTCGATGCCGCCTATCGCAAGGCTCAAACAAGGAGGAAGAATGATTCTCGCTGACGCTCTCGGAACGCTTTGGTGGTCGGCCCTGTGCGTGGTTGTTGGCTTCGGGCTTGGCTGGTTCGTCAAGGGTAAGTACGGCAAGCACTTCACCCTGTGAGTGGCATCACGGCATATTCATGCTGCTGCGAAACCGGGGTCACGTATTTCGCTGACAAGTGCGAAGCGTATACGGGTGACTATTGTTGTGAACTTGTGTGTTGCAGCGGCCCGGAACGCATTGAGTTCTGCGAGTCGTACTTGACGTTCATCGGAATCCCGCTTCCGCTGGACCCGACCAAGTGTTACTTCGTGGCTTATCTCAACTGCGTGTACGAAGTCGTAGGCACGTTGGAGTTCCCATGCCCACCGGGGTCCGGGTTGTTCCCGCTCAACGTCGGCACGCTGCTTGAAATCCGCGACAAGGGGGAAGATCCGTGCTGCATCCCGAAAGAGCAGGAGCAGGTGCCGCCGGGTGGCATTGAGGATTTGGTGGTCGAAGATCCGCCGCCAATCGAAATCCCACCCAATATCTGTGAAGATGTCATCGCGGAGTGCTATCAGTTTTGCGACCAGTTCGGTACGAACGCTGCGGGGTGTGATGGCCCTGCGGTAACAAGCACGCTTACGGCGTGCTACATCAAGTGGGGACTGGACTGGAACGGCGGGTTGGATGACCGGGATTGCGTGTGTTGTGATCGGGACTTTCCGCTGGAAACCTATGCGCCCGTCACGAAAGCGGCGAACCAGCGCGTGGGAATCTGCATTCCGGATATGTCGCAGGTGGTGCAGACGTTAGTGCCGGGTTCGCAGACAGGCGTGTATTTCCAATCAGAGGTGGTTTTTGGCGAGTGCCCCGACTGCCCTGCGGCGTTGGGGTATTGCTGCATTGAAGGGGACATCTGTGAAGAAGACCCCGCGCTCTGCGACAACTACGAAAACCCGCTGTTGTCATATGACCTGTTCACGTTTTACTCGTTGGTCACGGGCGGGGTAAGCGGATGCGTGGATGACGTTCGGGATGCGCTTGTCATCCGATTCCCGTTCTGCATGGCACAGGCGGCTTCGCTTGATCCGTTCTCCAGCGATCCCGTAGAGCAGGAGGCGGTGCGCCAGTTCTACTTGGCGTTGGTCAACGTCACGAATTGGAACGATCCCATTCCCTGCACGGTGAACACCGGATGGGGCGTGCTTCCGGCAACGTGCGTCGATGTGTGCGACTATCGCGCCATCGTGTTCAGCGGCAACCCCGGCCACGTTGCGCAGCGGATCAACGACAGGCTGGCCCCATTCATCACGGCGCAGGGACAGGGCTTTGGGGCAGAGTGCTTTTGGTTTGCCAACAGGCAGTCCTGCAACGACTGTGGAGGCGGTCCAAACCAGCGTCCGCCGTTCTCCGCAGGCGACAGGCTGGAGGTAGATCGTGCCGTAATTGACGTTGCGAGCCAGCAGGTGTTCGTATGGCTGGTCGGCAGAAGCGTGCGCTACCGGGCGTGCGTGTGCCAAGACTTCACGCCGCGCCAAGTCATCAAGAACGTAGTGAACGTCGCTATCAGCGCGGAATGCTTGTCGCCAGCGGAATACTCATGCAACGCTCGCTACTCCATGCTCCCCGTGTCGCAAGATGGCACGGTGGGGTTGTATTGCCGGGGCGATGGGTTGCCGGAAGAAGAATACCCGGAGTGCGAGGAGATTCCGTTTTCGCCGGGAGCGGTTTGGCCGCTTGAGGACATTGAGGTATTCGACCCAATTAGCGGGACGTTTATTGTGTTGGTGCATGGGTATGAGAGCATTTGCAACCTGTGTTCGCCGTCCACGAACTGCCGCGTGTACCCCTTGAAGTTCCCGACGTTCTCCTGTGAGGAATGCAACAGCATTCCGCCGAATGAATGCCCGGAACTGTGCCAAGAAGTTTTCTTTGATCCCAAGACGTTCTGCGAAACTAGCGCGACACCGATCCAACTGCAATGACCACGCTCAAACTCCGTTTCGGGTCGCGCGAGTACGAAGTGCCTGACTGCAAGTCATGCCAAGTGCAGAACTATGCCCCGCGTTGTCTGCTTGGGCTGGACATCACGGCGTGCGCAACGTGCGACAAGCGCGAGTCACGCAACGGGGACTATCACCATCCCCCATTGGTCATGGTGTCGATGTCTGTCCCAAGTCCGCAACGGGCTGCGCCGAAGCCAGCGGAACCTGCGGTCCCTGCGTCGGAGCCGATGCGTGGGCTTGGCGATGCAGTTGCCAAAGTGACCAAGACGCTTGGCATCAAGGAATGCGGCGGATGCAAGAAGCGGCGCGAAGCCCTGAACAAACTGGTGCCATTCAAGACTCCACCGGAGGGATGACCTGTGCCGCCGACGCTCCCGTTTACCGTCACGCAGAACGCCCGCAACATTCACACGGTCGAAATGCGGACGGACACGCGCACGGCGCATTGGGACTTCCTGCTGACAAGCGACAGGCACCACGACAACCCAAAGTGCGACCGCGACCTAGAGCGAAAGCACTTGGACGAGGCGGTAAAGCGCAAGGCAGGTGTGCTGGATTTTGGGGATATGGGCTGTCTAATGATGGGGCGTTTCGATCCACGGCGTTCCCGACAGGGGGTGCATGAGGAAGATCAAGACGCGCCGGACTACTTGGACTCCGTGGTGAAGCACGCGAGCGAGTTCTACGCGCCGTATGCGCGGCACTTCGTGGTCATCGGCAGAGGCAACCACGAAGAATCGGTCCTTCGGAATTGCGACACGGACTACACCGACCGGGTATGCGAGCGCATGAGCGCGCTGAGTGGCCATCGCGTGTTCAGCGGCGGCTACGGAGGATGGGTGCGCTTCATGGCGAAGGTTCACAACGAGCGGTACACGCTCAACCTGAAGTATCACCACGGTTCGGGCGGCGCGCCGTTGATGTCGCACGGCACGCTGAACGTGCGCCGGAATGCCGCCATCGTCCCCGACGCGGATGTGATGTGTACCGGGCATATCCATAAGCGGTGGGTGCTACCGATGCGGCGGGAACGCATCGTGAGCGACCGCGCAGGCGTGCGAATTGAGCAGGACTATCAATGGCATATCTGCACAGGCTCATACAAAGACTCCTACGGCGACAACTACCGGGGATGGGAAACGGAGAAGGGGATGCCGCCCGCCGAATCGGGTGGCGGCGTTTGGATGCGGCTGCACTTGGAGAAGCACAGCAAGGAAGGGCGAACGCGCTACGCGCTAGTGCCGCAATTCACGATGGCCTGAACCATGCCGCATCGCAAGCCCATGCGCGTTCGGCTCGGCAAGCGGTGGTTCACGATCCGCGAGAGCGGCAACCTGAATGACTTTGGGCAATGCGAGATCACGCAGCGCAAGGACGGCACGGTGGAGCGCGTCATCCGGGTAGCAACATGGCAGAACGAACCCGACGAGTTGGATACGTGGGTCCACGAAGCCATGCACGCGATATGGCCTGACAAGTCGGAAGCGGAGGTTGCGGCGGCGAGCGCGGAACTGGCACGCCTGTTGTGGCGAATTGGCTACAGGCGCACGAAAGAAACGAACGATTCCTAGTCGGGGCGGTAAGGAAACGATCCTGCTACAGATAGGAACTTCTGTAGCACCTTCGTACCATTGAGGTGCGGTGATGTGGGTCAAGCGTCATGGCTAGCGCACGTGATTCCCACACGGGCTGGGGCAGAAGGCCGCAAGGTACGCCCCCCAGCAGCGCACCCGTTGGGGTAAGGGAACCTGCCGCCGGGACAGGCGGGCATCCGAAGGGTGCCCGTGCTGTCCGCAAGTTCAACAAAGTGGAAGGTAAACTTCCACTTACGGGGGTGTAGAAACGTGTACGGGCAGGCGCGGGGGTGGCGATTTGCACACGGCTTGCGCTGGCGGTCGGGACCGGGTATGCTGCGCGTGTCCTGCCGTTCGGCGGGATGAGCAGCGTGGCAGTTGCTCGACATTACGGCTAACCGGGCGCGGGGCGTGGGTTGCTTCGCCACGCTGCTCCCCGCCCCCGCCCCGGTGCTTTGGAGCGTCACGGATGGCACAGCCTCAATGGTTTCCGATGTACCCCACCGACTTCCTGACGAGTACGGCGATGATGTCGCCCGTGCAGGGGTGGGCGTACACGCAGTTGCTTCTGTACGCATGGACGAATGCGGCGGTGCCGGATGACCGGGAAACGTGTTCGCGCATGACCCGCTGCGACCTGTCGGACGGGGATTGGGCGGTCATCCGCGCACGGTTCACACCTACCCCGGCGGGACTCGTCCATCGACGGCTGGAGAAGGAGCGCGCCGACGCTTTGAGGCGGTCGGAACAGGCCGCAGATTCGGGCCGCAGAGGTGCCGCTGCGCGATGGGGTCGCCATAGCGACCCTATTGGCGACCCCATTGGCAACCCTAATGGCAACCCTAATGGCAAAACGATGGCTGCTACATCCACAACTACATACACCCCCCACCCTTCGGGTGGGGGTGCAGGGGGAGGGGAGGGGGTTGTATCTGCAAAGCAAGGCAGCAAGCAGCCCGCCGTTTCGTCCGTAGCGGCCCGCCGTTCCCCTGTGGCGCGTCCGAACGCTTCGGACGGGTCCACGCCGCACCCGACCCCTTCGGACGCAACTGGGGGCATTTCCGGCGATGTCGTTTTACGCGACCCAACCCCCGCAGAGATGGACCGGATAACACGTTGGCCGGGGAGCAGGACCGTACCCCCCGTCGCGTTGGAGGGGAAGCGCAGGGTGCTGGTCCGGATGCTGCGCGAGAAGAAGGTATCGGCGGAGTACCTTGCCCCGGCGTGGGAGGCGGCACTACGCGAATGGGGGGAGCGTGGGACCGATCCCTACGACTTCGTAGCCAACACCCTGTTGGGGGAATGGGAGGGGGTGCGCTTCCCTGACGCGGTGATGAAGCATCGGCTGGGGATGGGGGCCGCATGAGCCGCCCCGTGTACGAGCGACTGACCGACCAAATCCGACAAGGTGAAATCATCACCCGGTTGGAGCGTGCGGTGGGAATGCGTGCCAGCGCGACCCCGCGCCTGTGTGGGTGGGACTACGAGATGCTGCGGAACGATGGCACGCTGTCGGCGTTGGTGGAGGTGAAGTACCGCCGGAACACGATGCAGCACTACCCCACGTACATCATCTCGCAGGCGAAGATCGTCGGCATGGCGCAAGCCGCACGGGAGCGCAACTGCATGGCGGGGCTACTGGTCGGATGGACTGACTGCATCGGCTGGCTGCGCGTGGACAATCGCAAGCGCAACGCATGGCCCGTCGTGCGCGGTGGCCGCAGCGACCGCAACGACCCCGCCGACATCGAATCCGTGTACGAGATTCCCACGGAATATTTCCGGATCATCTATTGACCCCGGCACGGCGGGGCGTTAGGTTACCCGCATGGCAAACACCGATATCACCCAACAACTGCGGAACCACGCCATGTATGTGCGCGATAGTTGGTCGGACATCACGCAAGCAGGCGAGTGGCACGCGAAGGACATGAATCTGTGCTTCATGCTTGAAAGCGCGGCGAGCATCATCGACCAGTTGCGCGACCAACAGCGCGAGATGCGCGACCGCAACGTGCGCTTGATGTCGAAGATTCAGGAGATGGAGGTGAGGGAGCAATGACCGAAGTAGCCGAATGGGACTTGACCGACGCGACCGACGAGGACATCGCGTTCATCGAACAGGAACACCCCAACGCCTTGAAGGGGATGATGGTTGCCAGCATCCGCACCAACGCGGCCTACTCGCGCATTGAAGATGAAGGCACCGTCACGCAGAAGTGGGTGCTAGATGCCCGCATCGTGATGCGCGACGAGGACGAGCAGTATTCCGCCGTCACGTTCCACGCCGACGTTCCGTTCCGGAGCATGACGATTGAAGAAGCCCGCGACAGGTGGACCGGGATCGTGGCGCACTACTTCGTGCAGGACTGGCTTCCGGTGTATCTCGCAGGAGGCTTTGACGATGAAATCGAATGAACTAGGCAGGCTGGTTGTCACCCTTGACAGCCGGGATGAGGCGATGACACTCATGGCGCACACCGACAACGGCCCGATGCCTGTGTGGTTTCAGGTCGCGGAACCGAAGGGGTGCCGCTGCGGGTGCGGGGCGCACAAGGTGAAGGTGCGCGTAGTCGCGTCGAAGGCGGTGCGCCTTCAGCGCGTCCCGCTCACGGAAGTTCCGGAATGACCACGGCGAAACTAGCCTATGACCATGAAGCGACGGCACCCCGCCTACACGCTGGAGCGCGAACGGCGACGGCATCGGGATGCCGTGCGGCTGGTCGAAGCAGCGATGGCATCCGGCGAGTGCGAGATGGAGACAGGGCTAGAAGCCATTAGCGTGTTGTGGCATTGGTACGAAGTCACGGGGATGTCGATTGATCGACCATTGCCTGCATGGTTGCGGGCGCACAAGGAGACATGATGCAACCGAAGTCACTTATCCAAGAGGCCGAAAAGTTCCTTGCCTACCTGCGTGGGCTGGGCTTTGTCGGCAACCTTACGAAGTCGGGATGGGTCGCGTGCCACGCCAACGGCGTGACGTTTACAGGGAACGCCAAGCGCATCCGGTTTGATTACGTGGTCATCACCGAAGGCGGGACCACGTGCATCTGCGAACGCGGCCCCGTGAGCATGGCATGGCTTGACGGCAAGGCGAAGGGGGCAGGACTGTGACTCCCACGGGATGCCCGGTCGGACTGTGCGACGATCAAAGCGCGTGCCGCTTCTGCGACAACGGGGGACGCAGGTACATGGACGGCGGCGAATTGCAGCGCGTGTGGATGCTCCACGTGAATGCCATGCGCGAGTGCCAACGTGCCGAGGCACGCGCACGGACGCTGGATGACGATTGCACGATGTTGGCTCGTCGAAACGCGAAGTTGGTCCTTGAGGTTGACCAACTCCGCGATGAAATATCCGTGCTGCGTCGGGCGGTTGCGCCGCAACATCTGCAAGCGCAGATTGCCATGCTCACGTACGAGAACGAGCAGTTGCGCCAGCGCAGCCTCAACGCCGCGTTGTACGAGGGTGAGGGATGACGGCCAGCGAGTACGTCGTATGGGTCGATGGCGACCCGGCGGCGCAGGGGTCCAAGCGACTGGTGCGCCTGAAGGATGGCCGCAGCGTGATGCTGGAGAACAGCAAGCGCGTGAAGCCGTGGCGTGCGGCGGTAGCCGATGCCGCCCGCGAGCAGCGCGTGCAGCCGTTTCAAGGCGATGTCATCATCCATGCACGGGTGCGGTTCGTGCGACCGCAGAAGCACTACCGCAAGGACGGCAGCATCACCCCGTCCGCGTTGCCCCGACCGGGGTACGCCGACTGCGACAAACTGGCGCGTGCGATTTGTGACGCGCTGGCCGGGATTGCGTATGCCAACGACCGACAGGTGGCCGCGCTTGCCATTGAACGGGAATGGGCATCGGAGGGTTCCGGCCCCGGCGCGTGCATCCTGATTCGGCCATGCCCGCCAAAGGGCGGCTGGAACTACATAGCCCCCTAGACCAACCCCGGCGCGGGATCTGACGCAACGACCCGGCGAGTGCTGGGAAGGAGTGCCCGCGACCGGGGATTATCTTGCCCTAAAAGAAATCTGTGAAATCCATCGGAAATACCCCTCCACCCCCTTGAACCCCGCCGGAACGGGGGTACAGTACGGGTGTTGAGCAGGTCGCTCAACCCGAACCCGCCGGATGCGGGGGCAGGAGACACGCAGATGACCAAGACCTACCGTAACCGTTTCGCGTCGATGGAGCGTCAGCCCTGTGGTGGTTGGATGGTGTTTTCGGAAGTCGCGGGCGTGCCCGTTACCGATGGGGGGCATCTCTGTGACGGGGAGCGTCAGCCGAAGGTGTATGCGACCTACGCGGCGGCTCGTGAAGTCATGGTCATGCTGACCGAGCGGTACAAGAGCATCATGCGCGGCTACTGAATTACGAGCGGGGGCGGGCACGTTGCCCGCCCCCCTTCACCCCACGCCCCCGGACGGGGCAGAAAGAGACACGAACATGGCGCACGAAATCGAAACGAATGACGGGCTGGTGCTGGCGAACAAGGGAGCATGGCACGGGCTTGGCACCGTGGTTCAGGGCGCACCGAACCCCTACGCCGCGCTCCGCATGGCCGGGATGGAATGGGAAGTGCTGGAGTCGGACGCGCTCACGGGCACGTTCAACGCGGGCAGCACCGACGAACGCCGGGTGGTCACGGGTGACAGCAAGATGCTGGTGCGCTCCGACGATCACACCGTGCTGGGGGTGGTCGGCAAGGACTACAGCCCCGTGCAGAACAGCGCGCTGGCCGACCTTGCCTACGCCATGCGGAACGCCGACGCGGAGAGCGGGGTGGAAGTCGAATCCGCCGGAAGCATCCGGGGTGGCAAGCGGGTGTTCATGCTCCTGCGCGCTCCCAGCGTGGACATGACGGGCATGGGCGACGAAGCCCACCCCTACCTGCTGATCGCCAACGGGCACGACGGCACGCTGGCCCTGCGCGTGCAGCCGACGAGCGTGCGCGTGGTGTGCAGCAACACCTTCCACGCCGCCATCGGGGTGAAGCAGAAGGCGTGGTCCCACCGCCACACCCTGAACATCGGAACGCGGGTTGAAAGCCTTGCCGCCGAAATCAAGTTGTGGTTTAAGATGGTGGAGGACGGGCAGGAAACCGCCCGCGCACTTGCGGCGCGGCAGGTGAACCGCGAAGGCATCCGCAACCTGTGGGCAGACGTTCTCCTGCGGCTTGACGGACCCACGCCGCTCAACCCCAAGAACGGCTGGCAGGAGCGGCGCAAGGAACACGCCGTCGCCTTCCTCGCGCACGCCGCGCAGGTGTTTGACACGGAGGCGCGGCAGTACGGCGCGAACCTGTGGGTGGCCGCGAACGCCGCCACGAACGCCATCCAGCACCTTCGCGCCGGGTGGAGCGTGCGGACGAAGGACGCGCAGGCCCGCGCCTACGCCGCATGGGACGGCACGACGGCGAACGCCACGCAGGAAGCCTTTGACGCTGCGCTAGCGTGCCTGTAACCTAACCCGGTCGGGATGGCCACGGACGGCCCCCGACCCTTCACAAGCCCCCGGAAAGCGTGCCCCCTGTGCCCTTTGGCCGGGGGGCGCGTTATTTCACCCCCAACAAAATGTAAGAAAATCTACCAACTTTCCCCTTCACCCCCTTGCACCCCGGCGCGGAGGGGGTATAGTACGTGTGTCGCGCAGGTCGCGCGGCCCGAACCCGCCGGACGCGGGCGCAGGAGACACGAAGATGACTACTACGAACACCGTTGCCGAACGCTTCAGCACCGTCGGGAAACGTGCAGCGCAGCATGACGCTGGCATCCTTTTCAAGATCGCCGTTGAAATCATGACAAAGGACATCGAAGCCTGTTCCGACACCGGGCGCATCAACACGCTGCTGGGCCTTGCCGCGCGTCTTTGCGGCGAACCCTACACGGCGTTGTACGAAGCCGCTGTCGAACTCGCGTCCAACGAGCGCACGGTAAGCCAGCGTTTGTGGGAGAACCGTCGCGGCTTGGCGCAGCACAAGCGCGATGAGTTCCACTTGCCCACCCCGAAGCACGACGTTGTTGAGCGTTCCCTTTGCGGCTACTGACACACCACAACGCCCCCGGACGGGGCAGAAAGAGACAACGACATGAACAAGCACTACTTCGTTCAGTTCTACAACGACAACGGCAACCACATCGGCACGCGCTCGCTCACCAGCAGCACGCACGACGAGGCGCGCCGCGAAGCCCAAGCCCTGCTGCTGAACAGCACCGCCGAACAGGTGTGCGTGTTCGCCAACATCGGCAGCGAGATGTATCAAGCGTACTTCATCGACAGGCAGACGGGCTACACCTACGGCCCGGATTGGGGTGCGTTGATCAAGGCGGAAGCAAGCGCATCCTGCGCGAGCGACCATCCCGGCGACGTTCCCGCATGGATGCGCGGCGAGCAGATGGAACTTGACTGACCACGGAAACGGGGCGATGCGACCGCCCCTTTACACCCCCGCGTAACGGGGGTATGCTGAACGCGCCGCAGGTCGCGGCGACCGTACCCGGCGGGACCGGGGGAGACACCGATGAACCGAAGCGACTCAATCGCAAGCCTTGCCACCGCGCTGGCGAAGGCGAACTTGGAGATGTCGAACCCCGCGTTCGACAAGAAAAACTCGCACTTCAACAACGGCTACGCATCGCTCGCCGCCGTGCTGAACGCGATCCGGCAACCGCTTGCGAAGCAGGGGCTATCGCTGATTCAGACGATCAGCACCGAACCCGGCTCCGTGACCATCACCACAAGCCTGATCCACGCATCCGGCGAATGGCTGTCGGCTGACGTATCCGTGGCCGTCCCCAACAACGCGACCGCGCAAGCCGTGGGGTCCGCAACGTCGTACATGAGGCGTTACAGCGCGCTGTCGATGTGCGGCATCGCGGGCGACAACGCCGACGATGACGGCGAGGAGGACCGCCGGGACCGCGAGGAGCGCAAGCCGATGGCCGCGCCGACACGCAGTCAGCGCACAACCCGCGCCACCTTTCAACCGGAGAAGGCGCAAGGCGCAGCCCCAGCACCCGCCGCACCCCCGGCACCCCCGGCCCCGGCAAAGGCTGACCGCTTCCCCGATGACTTCAACGGCGAAGTGACCGTGCGGCGCGTCACCCGCCGACCCGGACACCCGCACGCCATTCAGGTTGAAAGCGCGGATCACGGCATGGCGTGGGTGTCCACGAAGGTTGACGGGTACGCCGAGTGCCTAGAGGAAGCCGTGAACGAGAAGCGCATCGTGGAAGTGTGGCGCAACGGCAACGCGCTGGAACTCATCGCCGTGCGGAACTGCGCGCAGCCCGCACCCACCGGGGAGGAGGTGAACGCCAATGACCTTCCCTTCTAAAAACTCTCCGCCCCGCCAGCATGAAAGGAATGCCATGACCGACATCGTGAACCGCTTGCGGACGAACCGCGAGTGCCTTGCCCCGTGCCTAATGGACGAAGCCGCCGATGAAATTGTGCGCCTTGAGCGCGTCGTGCTGGACCTGATTGCCGAGCGCGACGAGGCGAGGCGGGAAATCGCTCATCGCGTGTTCGTTTCGGGCGGCTTGCTCCCAGCGGAGTTTGCGGAATCTCGCGGCTGGGATTTCTTCAAGCAAGACAACTGACCGTCCACGAAGGACAGATTGGAACCCGATGCCGAACCGCAAAGCCCCGAAGTCTAAAGCCAAGCCCAAGACCTCGCCCCAGCCCCGCGACGTTGGGAAGGAACTGGAGCGGTACGCGCTCATGCTTGCAATCATGCAACTCACGAACGAGCAAATCAGAAAGGCGACCCCGTGAACCTGTACGCCATCTCATCCGAAATGCAGGCGGTCATCGACGCGATGCTGGAGGGCGGCGCAGACTCCCCCGAAGCAATGGCCGCGCTGGACGAACACCTGAAGGGACTGGACACCGCCCTAGAGGAGAAGGCGGAACGCTATGCCGCCGTCATCCTTGAACTGAAGGCACGCGCCGAAGCACGCGCACGCGAAGCCGACCGCATCCGCAACCTTGCCAGCATCGACAACAAGGTGATGGAACAACTGGCCGACCGCCTGAAGCACGCCATGACCGCCACGGGACGCACCCGGATCGACGGTGCCACCGTGCGCCTGTCCGTGGTCCGCAACGGGGGCAAGATCCCCCTGCGCGTCGATGTCGAAGCCGACCAACTGCCCACACGCTTCCAGCGCGTCGTTTCCGTCACGACCGCGAACAACGATGCCATCCGCGAGGCGTTGGAGGCAGGCGAAGCCGTCCCCGGTTGCGCGCTGCTGGAGCGTGGAACCCGCCTTGCCATCCGGTAGACTCACCAGCAATTCGCGTGGCCCATCCCCACGCAGTCTCCCGCCCGCCGCGTGGACCCCATGAAGGGGAAACCCCGGCGGGCGGTTTATTTGACCCTCAAATAAATCTGCGAAATCTGTCAGAAATACCCCTCTACCCCATTGCACCCCGGCATGGCGGGGGTACAGTACGTGTGTCGCGCAGGTCGCGCGGCCCGCAGCCCCCGGACGGGGCCACAGGAGACAGCCATGAGCAACAACGACACCAACACCTACAATCCGTTCGCCACCGTCGAAGCGTTCAACGCCTTCCCGACCCCGGACGAACTTCAGCACGGACACTTGGGCCGCTGGGCCGGGGATATGCAGGTGTTCAAAATCAACCTAATGCAGGTTGATTTGGGATGGTGCGATGTTGAGGTGTGGGCGCGCCACGCCAGCGCGGACGCTAGCACCGACTTTCGCACCGTTACCCTGAATGTGATGGACGTTGGCACCAACGACGCAGAGGTGGCGCGCGCAGCGTTCCGCGCCGACCTGACGCGGCATGGATGCACCGAACCCGAAGTGGCGTACATCGTGGCCCGCAGCAAGGTGGAGGCCACGCCGGAATACACCCGATTTATGTGGGTGGAAGATTTGTCCTGACGCACACGCCGGGGGCGGGCACGTTGCCCGCCCCCTTCACCCTACGCCCCCGGACGGGGCCACAGGAGACAGCCATGAGCAGCGAGAACACGGGCATGATCGTGAGCCTGAAAACCAAGATTGTGCAGAAGCGTTGGAAGGGCTACACGCGCCGCTTCCGCTCAAGCGTTGAATACGGCACCTTTCACCGCGTTGCAATGACCGTCCGGATGGCTGACGGGCGCATGGTGTGGGGGTACATCAGCAATGCCGTGCGCGACCCCGCCAAACTCGCAGACTGCCCGGTGAAGGTGGGAGACACCATCACCATCACCAGCACCATCGCGCAATCGGATTCGGGCACCATGTGGTTTCCGCTTGAACCCGGATGCCGACTGCACTACACGACCGCGACGGAATGAGTTGCACCCCCTGCGCGACGGGGGTATAATGAACGCATGAGACACCCGATTGAATCGCCGCATGATGTGCGGACGGCGATCCTCGCCGCCCTGCACGAACAGGGACGCACCCGGTACGCATTCGCCAAAGACTGCGCCACCGCCAACCTGTGCCAGCACAAGACCGTGGACAGCATCCTGACCAACCCGGAAGCCCTGTCCGCGACCATCCCCACCCTGCCGACCGCCATCACCCTGCTGCAACACGCCGGGTATGAACTGGTCGCCGTGTCACGCAAGGGACCACGCTGAAAGACGTTGCTACGATGGAGGGCGACATGGCCGACCACGCAAACACAGGGGGGATGGAGGGGGTTTCGGATGGACCGCCCACCCGCAAGGCGGTACGGCGGCACCTGAACGTCATCGAACAGGCGGTCTACGGCGGTTGGGAACTGCCCGACCACGCATCCAAGACCATCCCGCAGACCCTTCAGGGCATCCTTGATGACCCCAACGCATCGGTGCGGGACCGCATCCGGGCATCAGAATGCATGATGGCCCTGCGCCGGGACCGTATGGACGCAGCCGTGCAACTGGACCGCATTCAGCGATTGGACGCAGGCACCGCCACCGACCGCGTGGAGGTGGTGGAAGGCATCACCGATGCCACCCTGAACGCCGTCGCGCAATCGCTTGTCGCACCCGCCAAGCCCGCCCCCAAGCCGTGCCGAAGCCCAAAGCGCAAGCGCAAGCCCTGACCCGCCAGCAGGCGGTCGAAGCCGCCCGTGAGAACCCGGCGGCGTTCGTGGCCCTGTGCATCGGGAAGCCCGTAAGCGCGCTCCAGCGCGAAATGCTGCACCACGCGCTTGTCCACCTTGACTGGTACGCAGAAATCCCACGCGGCCACGCCAAGACATCCACCTACGCCTATCTCGTCGCATGGTGGCTAGGGGTCCGACCCGATGCCCGGTTCAAGATCGTTTCACAGAACGATGAAACGGCATCGGCTACCAGTCGGTTCATCCGCGACATCATCCGCAGCCGACCGTACCAAGCCGTGTTCCCAAACGTCACCCTGAAGCCGGGTGAGGACACCGTGACGGCATGGAGCATCGTTTCGCCGGGACTAGGGCCGCGCCGTGACCCCTCCGTGCAGGCTTCCGGCGTGTTCGGTCGAACGGGTGGACGCGCAGACGTAATTTGGTTCGATGACTTGTGCGACCTACGGAACTCCGTGCTGCAACCCGCCCTGCGCGAGCAGGTGAAGGAAGCCGTATCGAACGTGTGGCTCCCGATGCTGGACCCGTCCGGGCCGCACCCCAGCCGGGTATGGCGCAGCGCAACCCCCTTCCATGTCGATGACCTGACCGCCGACTGGCGCAAGGAATGCGAAGGCAACGGCACCCTGCTTCGCCGCCCGTGCATGGGACTGCAAAGCCCGTGGCCGGAAGTATTTACGCCTGACCTACTCGCCAAGCGTCGCAGCGCGATGGGGCCGATGGGCTACGCCCGCGCCTACGAACTGGTCCCCCTGTCCAGCGACCTGCTGGTGTTCCGCCCTGAATGGGTGCGGTACTACGACCCGGCAAAGATTCCTGCCGTGACCCGGACCATCGCCGCGATTGACTGGGGCTATGGCAAGAAGGCGCAGGAGCGGGATGACCCCGACTACAGCGTGTGCATCGTGGGGGAAGTGGACTTCCACCGCAACCTGTACCTGACCGACATCCTGCGCGTGCGAGAGGCGTTCCCGGTGTTCGCAAAGCAGGCCGCGTCCCTGCTCTCCCGCCGGGGAGCGTCCGTGGTGCTGGCCGAAGCCAACGGGCCGCAGAAGGGCATCTTCGACTCCTTCCGCGACATGACCACGCAGCCCATGCTGGCCGTGGAGCGATCCAGCGACAAGCACCTACGCGCAGCCGGGGCGCAGCCGTTCGTGGAGCAGGGCAAATTGCTGTTCCCGCAATCGGGCGACGGCAGGGTGTTGCCCGCCTTCCAGCCCGTCATGGACGAAATGATGGCGTTCCCGGCAGGCTCCCACGATGACACCGTGGACGTAGTGGTAGACCTGTGCGGGGAAGCCGTGCGCGGCTCGCTGACGGCGACGGAGCGCAACGCGGGCAGAATTGAACGGCCTGACGCAATCGGGCAACTGTTCGGCGCGCGTGCCCCCAAGCGTCCGTTCTTTGCGTGAAGCATTGCATGGGCAATGCAGGCGGATACCATCCGCGCATGGCCGACATCGACCTGACCCCCACGGAGGAGATGGCATCGAATGCCGCCCGTGGGCTGGAACTGCGCGAGAAGCACGGACGCGGCGGAACCGCCGTGGGCGTTGCCCGCGCACGCGACATCAAGAACCGGAAGAACCTGTCCCCCGACACCGTTCGGCGGATGCACTCGTTCTTTTCGCGTCACGCCGGGAATGAAGCCGGGGGTGAGGATGATGCGGGGTATATCTCGTTCCTGTTGTGGGGCGGGGCCGCAGGACGATCATGGGCAAAGCGCAAGAGCGCACAACTTGACAAGGACGAAAACGCTATGAGCGACACGCGCAAGGAAATCATGGAACGACTTGGCAGCGCGGGCAAGGTGAAGTCGGGCCGCGCGGAACAGGTGATGCGCGATGGCACCGTACACCTTGATTTCCGCGCCGCGAAGGAATGGCTGGCGGGCGTGACGGATTCTGCCCTGCGGTACATCATCAACGATGCACAGCAGGCGGCGAAGGCGATGCCGGATGGGAACAAGTGGAACTACTACCACGATCTTTCGCTGACAGCGCAAGACGAACTCCAGCGGCGCAAGCGCAAGTCTGCCCGCCCCGGCGCGAAGGCAAAGTTTGGCAATGTAGATCGGCTGGACAGCCTCATGGCGGCTGTCTACCGAGCCTTGAAGAACAACGACAAGGAAGCCGCGAAGCGGCTCATGGCAGATGCCGCAAAAGAGATCGACAGCAACACCCCGCCATATATGCTGGCGGAATATAAGGATCTAAAGCGATCTTTCTCCCGCCCCGGCGCGAAGGCGAAGATGGCG